TATAAGCTTTCGCCAGATCGGGCAGCGCATTTCTTTGCTCAAACAGCGCATGAAAGCGGCGGCTTCAAGGCTTTTAGCGAAAACCTTAATTATAGCGCGAAAGGTTTACGCGGTACTTTTGGTGAGTATTTCCCGACTGAAGCAATTGCTAGGGCGTATGAGCGACAGCCAAAAAAAATCGCTAATCGGGTATATGCAAATCGCATGGGCAATGGTGATGAAGCGTCTGGCGAAGGTTTCGCGTACAAAGGACGGGGGGCGCTCCAATTAACTGGCAAGGCGAATTACCAGGCGTTTGCAAATTATGTTCGTCGCCCTGACATTATGGACAATCCCGATCTGGTAGCCACTGAACTGTGCTTTGAGAGCGCATTATGGTTCTTTGACCGTAACAGGCTGTGGGGCATCTGCGATCAAGGCACAGGCGATGCTGCGATCCTTGCGCTGACAAAGCGCATAAATGGTGGTACACATGGTCTGGATGACCGCAAAGCAAAGACTAGGAAGTATGCAACATGGCTTTAATTCCTAATCCCATGATGCTGTATGCACTGGGCGGCGCTCTTATTCTTGGCGCTGCATCCGGCTACAAAGTACGCGATTGGCAGTGCGATGCAGCTTTTGCAAAGGCGCTGGAAAAGGCTGAAAAGCTAAGGGTCAAAAAACAAGAGGCAGTAGATGATGTTTCGCAAACCTACGAATTTGAACGAGATCAAGCCAATGTGGTATCAACAGAACGAACAAACACCATTCGTGAAATATACAAAACGGCTCCTGCCGTTGCTGCTGATTGCGCTGCTCCTGATGCTTTGCGCGGGTTGCTCGAAAGCAGTGTCCGTGACGCCAATGCCGCTGCCTCCGGCAAATCTGGCGTCGAAGTGTCCAACACTAAATAATCCGCCAGCCGTTTTGATCGATCCAGACCGTGGGCTGTGGGAAGCAGACATTATTGCTAAGTACACAGATTGCAGCGTCAAACATCGCCTGACAGTGCAAGCATGGGAAGAGGCAGTTAAGATTCGTTAGGGATCAGTCTCACCAATCTTCTTCCATCTCTTTGCGTTCTTGCTCGGTTATCTTTGGCTTTGTTGCCATCAGGTAGGCGGTGAAAGCCAACAGCCCCATGACAATAATGAATAATGGCGTGTCGGTCATTGCTTTAAATCCTGTAGTTCGCGGACAATCTCCACCGCCCTTGCGGACGTTATGCTCTTCCATTCACACCATGCGCCACAGCCGCACTCGCCCTCATTACGCGCAAAGCAATCGCATTGCTTGGCGTCATCCTCTAGCGCCTTGGCGGCGGCTTCTATACCAGCGTTAAAAGCTGCCCGTTCTTCAGCCACCTTCGCAACGCGCTCGAAACTTTCATTTAGTGGAAGGTTCTGGAAATTGTCGTCAGTCATTTGCTTTGCTCCTGTTCCCTGCGGCGCTTGGCTTCAGCGAAAGTCAAACCATCTGAGTTCCGTAGCGGAAATGAATTTTCAGATGATACACGATATTTCTTGCCCAGTGGGGCCATTCCTATTTTAGTCATCTGCCAATACCTCCGGCGCTGGTTGCAAGCCTTCCATAAACTTTGCCCAGACGGCCAAAGCACCTTTTATAAATGGGCCGTCATCCTGCTCACCATCTCTGATCTGGCGGATAAATTCTACGTTGCCATGCGTCATCTCAACGTGATCGGCGACAATGCTTCTAAGTTCTATCAATGTCATATCAAAATACCCTTGCTAATTTCTGGTCCCAATACCGTTTCTCTTCGCCTTCTGTCCTTGCGGCATGATACTTGAACAGGGCAATAGCCAGCGGATCGTATCCACGGCCATTGTGCGTGGAGATTGGTGGCGCTAAAGGAATTGCGTCCTCATCAGGATTCCTGCGTTTGGTGGTGGCAGGAAAATAAGTGAGGGCATGGGTCAGGTCGCTCATCTTATACGATGTGCCATAGTCCCGATTGATGTGCGCTAACACTGAACTTCTGTCAGAAATGTAGCTACAAAGATGGCGTACTTTATGTCGTATATCAGGTCGCATTTTTATAATCCTTAATATAATCAGTTATTTGTAATTTGGCGTCTTCAGCGCCAGCGCAAATAAAGCATGTGTATCCTTTAGATGCAAGATAATTTATCCAATCTTTTTGCTCTGGCGATAATCTGCCGCCCCTAACTCGCTTCATTTCGATCCAAAGCTTGAGTTCTGGGATAAACAGATCAGGAACGCCTGGGCTTACACCTTCAACTTTAAGCTTGGCGGCAGATGCCTTTGATCGAAGCCCACCGTTTGGAATTGCAAATATCCGCATTGGTCGGTGGGTCTGACGAAACCACATAACCAGCCGTGCCTGTTCGTAATGCTCTGAGGGAAATATATCTATCAAAACGGAACCTCCGAGGACCAAGCGGCGCACTGCCCTTGGCTGTTAACAAATTCAACTGGCGGGTACATGTCAAACTTAAAGCACTTTCCGTTACCAGAAAAGTGGTCACAAGTGTGGCAGCATTGAGGCGGACCAGCGTTGATCCATTCTTCATACTGCATCAAAAAGTCTGGTTTAGGCAAACGCTTCATTATTCCATTCCCTTGTTAAAACCCTATGGTACTTACCGTCGCGCTTATAGCTAATCACAATTGGTGGCTTGCCATTATTAAGGCAATCTGCCCAAGCTTCAAGCGAATCTGCGCCATTAAATGTCGCTCCCGCGCCTTGTGCTATCTTGACCAATTGCGTTATGGCCTTTTGTCCGGCGTATCCCTCATGCGTCACGGGCAGATACTCAGTGACACTTGGATCACTTAACTGGCCGTAATATGACACAGCCAGCATATCCTTGCCACTGGTTTTGCTGGTATGCTTACGCCAGAGCCATCCAGTGACAACCATCTCTGTCCCAGATACACCCATGATATCATCATTATGCAGCTTCAGGACAGCCTTCTCAGGCTCAGGAAACGCCATTCCGCAAGCCGGACACTCCTTGGCACTGATAGCCACCAGTTCATCACAGTTGTCGCAGACCTTAACCGGAGCCTCACCCGCCCCTCGCCCCTCCTCACCCTTGCGCTGAGGTGGGGTGACATCAATGATTGGCCCATGCGTCCGCACCACTCCGGCAAAGTCAAGCACCAAACAATGGTCCGTATGCTCCTTCAACCTCATGCCACGACCAGCCATCTGGACATACAGGCTGGCGCTCATCGTCGGGCGCAGCATGGCAATCAGATCAATGTTCGGCGCGTCAAAACCAGTGGTCAGAACATTGGCGTTGGTCAGAGCCTTAATCCGCCCAGCCTTAAAGTCGGACAGTATCTGTTCCCGATCTGCCTTTGGTGTCTCTCCTGTCACACAGGCGGCACTGATCCCTTCGCGCATAAGCGAATCTGCTATGGCGTGAGCATGGTGAACACCAGTGCAGAAGAATAGCCAAGATTTGCGATCCTCGGCCAAGGCGATCACTTCTTTGATGACACTGTCATTGTTCTCGTCAGTATCGACGGCAGCTTGCAGTTCGCTCTCAATAAACTCTCCGCCGCGCTTGTGGACGCTAGATAGATCGTAATTGGTATTGGTTACCTTAGACCTTAGCGGGGCAAGAAAACCTTTCTGGATCAATTCTACAATGGTCACCGGATCAAGCAAATCATCAAAGATTGCTGGCTTATCCGTAATCAGGCCATGCCCCAGCCGATACGGCGTTGCCGTCAGCCCAACCACTCGCATCAATGGATTGATAACCAGTAACGCATCCAGAAACGCCCGATACATGCCAATTGCCTTATGGTTTACCAAATGGCACTCATCGATGATGCAAATGTCAATGTGGCCTACACGGCTGGATTTGCTCCAGATCGACTGAATGCCAGCAAAGGTTATGGGTTCGCCAAGCTGCTTTCTGCGCATCCCAGCAGAATAGATACCCATAGGCGCACCAGGCCAATGGTGGCGCATCTTTTCGGCGTTCTGTTCAATCAGTTCCTTTACATGGGTCAGCATCATAATTTTAGTGTCAGGCCAACTCTGCACAGCATTCTTACAAAATGCAGCAACAATATGACTCTTGCCTGATCCCGTAGGCAGCACCAAGCATGGGTTGCCTTTGTTGTATATCATCCACTTATATAGATCATCTATGGCGCGTTGTTGGTATGGCCTAAGCATAATTTTATCCGTTCAAAATCTAAATTGTTCCGTCGGTTTTTAAATTAATATTTTCAAGCCAGTCAATAATTTGCCACCCAGTACACCAAGGCCTAGGTGTTTTTTTGGGACCGCAAGCGCCTATGTTAACATATCCAAGTTCGTTTTTCTCAATGGCAGATTGCAAATATGCTTTTGGGATTCCAAGTTGGATAGACCAATTTGTCACTGACAACATTATTGGGATTTCGACCAATCTAGCCGTCAACTGACGGCCCCTATAATCACTATATTCAACGCTTTTCTTTACATCCTTAATCTTACCATTTTTATGCCTTATGTTGTGCTTTGGCTGTTGTGCGATGATCGCGTTGCGTTCAGCTTCAAGAACCTCTTTTCTGGTTTCGAAATGTTCAAGGGTGATTTTAGATACATTTTGCCACCACGAAGAGTGTATACTATGTTCTTTAATCCTCTGACTGATTCTGCTTGAGACACCTACATAAAGCAAATTATCCTTTGCATCAAAATGCCTGTATAAAGTTTGCGTCACCCCACTACCTCCGCATCAGGAAACAGCGCCTTAACCGACAGAACCACAGGATCATCCAGAGCCTCTGGGTTGGCAAGTATCTCACTGCTTTTGTAGCCACCTTTGCCATTGACAATCCACTTGTCGCCAATCTTCCACTTGACGCTGTGACCATCGTCTGAGCCTTCCATGACCCACGGGACCATGTCTGGGTGCAGGATGTGGTCATCGCAGCCTTGGTGCTGAAAATCCTCTGGGATGGCGTCCGCATCATGACGCTCACACCTCCATGTGGAATCCGCCATTGCCGTACTATGCGCACAGGTGCGGCAGTTAATGCGCTTGGTCGGTTCCTGCTTGTGGCAGAAGCTGTGTGCAGGGCAGAACTTGCACTGATACCAACTAGGGTCGGCGCTGACAGGCTCAGGCATTCTGTCGGACATGGCAATACGCTTGCCCTTGATGATGGCTTCCTCTGCTACGCTACTAGCGTACTTTACGCGCTCTGTATAAATGCGGTCATCGTCCTTGCAGACTGCCAGATAAAGCGCACGTTGTATCTCGGTCCCGTGCATGTAAACTTGCATCTGGATATAGTGCATGGGCTTGGATTTCTCGACACCGTTCTTGACCATGTCATCAAACGACTTCTTTGAGTGCGTCTTGAACTCTGCCACATGCCTTGCCTTGGGAGCCTCTGGCACACCGCTTTCGATCACGCCATCCAGACTGCCGCTGACATGGTGTCCGAAATCGACCCGCCTCTGGCTTGATCTAATGTCAATGCCAATGTTGCGAAGGTCGCGAATGATTGTATCTTCTTCTTTATGGCCTCGGCGGAACAAGCGCAGTATCCGGCCATCAAACTCTTCTACAACTGCCCAGCGAAAATTAATCCAAAGCCACCTATCGCAGTGATGGCCCAAGAGGCTTACGCCCATGTGAGGGCGTGGCTTTGATGGCTTGCTTGAATGGTATTGATCTATCATCGTTGCGATGGTATTAACTGGATCGGGCAGTTTGCTCATTGTATTCTCCTTTCCTACAAAACTTCCCCCGCCCTAGTGATAGAGCGGGGGTTTTTGTTTACTTGGCCCAAGGTGGCTTTGCGCCGCCAGGTTGAGCGGTAGGCTCAGGAGAAGATGTTACCTGTGGCAATGCGCCACTAGCCGACTTAAACCCGCCAACTTCATTACGGGCATCGCCATAACCATTTGTTATGTCTTGTGCTGTCGGCTGGCGAATCTTAACGCGGATGCAGATGCTGCCACCGATCAGTTCATCGCTGTCGTTTATCTTAGCCAAGCCGACAGCCCTCATGATCTCACCAAGCTGCTGCCGACCAATTTCTTCAGCCTTCTGGCTTTGGTTGCGGACATTGACTGTGCCAAAAACAACGCGGCCCTGCTGCGTCGGGCCAGTGATATCATAACGCATGTCAATCTTCTGACCTGTGCCTGACTTAGTATTGTTCAATTCCGCCTTAGTAATAGTGGCGTTATACCAGCCTTCTGGAATCAAATCATACGAACGATCCGAAACGGGGAGGCTG